TTTAGCTTTTTCTTTTTTGGATCTAAGTTTATTCATGACAGAGTTAAAATTTCTACTCAGCTCCCTTTGTAGAAAGCCAGTATGATAAATATATGGAATAGTCATTCTTTCGTAATCACTTATTCCCTCAAATGAAAGTACACTTGCCAGTAACTTTTCATCTTTTTTAAATTTAATTTTATTCATTATACACCTCTCTTAATAGTTTCTAATGATTGTCTTAAATAATCTGCCAGATAGTATTGCTCATTCTTTTTTAGTCTGGAGATCTCTTCCCAAACTAAACCCTCAATTTCTAACATGGCATTTCCCCAACTAACTTTCCCAGACTTTGCATCTGGGTGGTTTCTGGGTAATTTTTCTTCACTCATACTAGGATCTATTTCACTCATTACACTTCCTTTCTATATGCTTTATTAAACATTTCTCTTAACCAGAGTTCGTCTTTAATCTGGATAAAGATAATATAGTTAACCTCTTTAACTGGTAGTCCTTTATCCATATTATCCATGATAAATTCTCCAACATCATCAAATTGCTTCTCTAACAATTCAGTTGATACGTCATGGATAAGCTCTCCATATTTTTCTTTATAGGCATCTAAGCCAAACATTTTATATAATTTTGCATCAGATATCTTCAATCTAATCTCCTAAAAGTTAACGTTAACAATACTTGTTGATTTATGCGACACGAAGAACACCCACCACCACCCCATGATAGTAATGAGATGATAGTAGGTAATGATAGTAGAATTATGATAGTAGGCTACCAATAACATTTCTGCCTATTCTCTGGGATAATCCCACCTCAGCTCTTTTAAGCTCTGGACTAACTGAAGTTACTCTCTCAGATGGCTTAATAACTTTACCCTCAGAGTTTACTGTGTAGTCCATTTGTTTAAATGATGCCAAGTACATGTTATCAATCATGCTTATATCTCCACCATGAGAATGTAATATAGTTGCTTTGTGAACATCTATATCATCTTGTTGCAATCGTCTTACTGGGTAAGGATCGACTTTCATAACAAAACAAGGTCTGCCTTTGTAAACTACATCATGCAACCCATGTTTAAAAACTTTGTGATACCACAATGGGGATAGAAATATGCCAGTAGACGAATAATGAGATTGACCTTTTTCTATATCATTCTGTCTGTCTGTTTTACATTTAATATCAACATAAGTTCTAGGGTTTCTATCTCTCCACCATATGGTAGCAGTTTCTACTGTATTCGCTGATAGCTTTTCAAAGATATCAAACTTTTTCATATAGCCATCAGTACCCACAGATCCCTTAACAGTCTTGGATCTATATTCTTTTATGCCATGAATAAGCTGACCAATGCTCTCAAACACTTGAGCATTATAGTAATTAAGATTGTCCTTAATTCTTCTCATTTCTTTTTGCATTTCTGGATCTGATGGAAAACCACC